CGCAACAAGTTTGGCGTTAGCCAGCTTTACAAGCATGAGGTCAAGGATGGCGACGACGTGGTACTTGAGGTGTACTGGCATCCTTTGACGATTGCTGAGCGCGAGTCGATCCAGAAAAAATCCAGTTCTGACGATGCTGCTGACTTTGCTCTGGGCATGATGATCGAAAAAGCTTTAGATGCTGACGGCAAGCGTCTGTTCCAAGACGGTGAAAAGGCTCAGCTGCGAAACGCTGTAGACGCTTCAATCCTGCAGGACATCCAGCTGGCAATGCTGAACTCTGGAGCGGAGAACAAAGTGGAGGAAGCGAAAGCGGACTTGAAAAGCTAATAGCGATTGGTTTTTTATCTTTTTTCTTGCGAAAGAGCTGGGCACAACTGTGGCGCAGCTCTCTTGTTGTTTGACGCAGGAAGAGCTGGTTGGCTGGGCGGCTTTTTACGAGTTAAAAAGCGAGCAGGAAGAAAAGGCTAGAGATCAAGCCAAGATGCGCCAGGGAGCGCAAAGTGTCGGTAGGAGGTAAAGTAGGTCAATAGGTCTTTGGTACGGGCTTGTGGCTGACTACGGCGTAAATATCGCGGTTGCGGTCAAAAACAGCCAGGCCATTACCCAGCTTTCTGGCAAGATAAAAGAAACAGGGCTCAAAGTTGACCAATTAAACAACCTTATTGAAAACTTTGCTGATATTACTGGCACGACAGTAGTAAATTCTGTCAGAAATTTCAATAAAGCATTAAGTGATGCAGGAAAAAATTTAAACAATGCTGCGTTAGATACAAAGGCAGCAACTGAAGCGGCTAGAGATTACATTGATGCTCAAAATCAAGTAAATGCTGCACTAAGAGAGCAGCAAAACTTGCTTCGAGCTGTACGGCTTGAAGGTAAAACGGTGTCAGACAAGCCGTTTGGCCCAAAAGCTGCTCCAGGTTTTGATCCAGTTCAAGGGCGGCAAAAAGCGGTTGCTCGCATGGTGATGATGGAAACCGCTGCAGAAACAAAAATTGCAGATGCAAGACGTAAATATGTTCTTGAAATTGGTCAAATTAAGTTAGACCTCGACCGCAAAGCTAGAAACGCAGAAATAGATAATATTATAGAACAGTACAGAATTGAAAACGAACTTCAGGATAATATTTTTAAAAAAATGATAGAGCTTAGCGATAAGCAAGGGGTAAAGTTTATGGAAGATCTTGGGCTAAGAAAAAATGCAGAGCTGTCTGCGATAGCAGAAATTGATAAAGCAAGAAAAAAAGCAGCAGGCGAAGCCGTAAGACTTACCGGTCAAACCAGTCCAGTCGGTGGAGCGGTTGGCATCCCAGGCAGTCCTGCTGCTTTAGCGGCAGCTGAACGCGCCAAAAAATTGCAGCGAGCAGGAGGGAGCGCGTTGATCGGTGGTGCGTTTCCACTGTTGTTTGGTCAAGGCTTAGGTGCTTCTTTTGGCGGCGCTGCAGGCGGTTTTGGCGGCGGAATGCTAGGCGGAGAGTTTGGGTTTGGGCTGTCTTTGGTTGGAACACAGATAGGCTCTCTTATTGATCAGCTAGCCACCAAAGCTGGTGAATTAGGCCAAGCTTTGAATCCTGCTACAGCAGATGTAGATGCGCTTGTTGAAGCTTTAGGTTTGGTGGGATCTCCCACAAAAGAATCTATTGATGCTTTGCGGGAATTAGCAGGTGAGCAAGCAGCGCTTGAAGCTGCAACACATCAACTTTCTTTGGTTGTTGGCGACGATGGCGTTGAAGCTCTTGCAAACCTTGGAGACGCGTCAACACGTTTTGGAAATGCTCTTACGCGAGTAACTACACAGGTTTTAGCTGAAGTTGCACGACTGACAGGAGGTGTCGCTCAAAAAATAGCTGACGCTTTAGAGTTTGAGGCTGATTTAACTGCAGCAAAAGCATCTAAAGATCCCAAGATGGCAGTATTGCAAGGGCAGCTTGCAAATGTAAATGTTTTTGAGGATGTTATTTCAGGCAGGCAACGTGCGGGCATAGAAGCCCAAATGGTAGACCTGCAAAGAAAAATTCGTGCTGAAGAAGAAGCAAGTTTAGAGGCAGCGGTAGAAAAAGCACGTATAGGTTCTGTTGAGCATACGATTGCTAAAAACAATTTAACGATAGCCAAGCTAAATGGCGATTTAACAAACGAGCGAGTATTTCGTCTAGAAAAAGCAAATATTTTCCAAGAGGCTTTAAAGAAATCTCAGGAAGAAGGCGCTGATAAAAAACTAATTGAGCTAGAAAGAGACGCACAACTTTTGGAGCTGACTAACAGAAGAAATGATGCGTTAGAGGCTGCAAACGCAAAAACTGATCGATTAAGCAAAAAGGAACAAAGAGCTATTGACCGAAAAATTAAATCAGCTGATAAGGAGATAGAGCGGGCTGCCAAAGCTTTTGAAAGAGCTGATGACCAGCTAGATAAAATTATTAACAAGAACAAAGACAAAGTTGCGTTTGAGCGTGAATACGCCGAGTTGATTGAAAACGGAAGCACCCCTGCTGCCGCCAAGCAAGCTATTGAGCTTAAGAAACAACAATTAGAGCTAGATCGTAATTTTAACAAGTTAAAAGAACAGCTTGACCTGCAGGTTAAGGTTGCTAAGGCAGCTATTTTGGAAGCAAAAGCAAGAGGCGCTTCAGGCGATGAGTTGGATAGGTTGAATAAAGATCTGGCTGATCTTTTAGAACAGATTGGTGAGCTTCCAGGCAAAAAAGAAAATGCTGAAGGAGCAATTCTTGAGGCTTTAGCCCCCAAAAGCGATCGCGAAACTCTAAATGAGTATTTAAAAGAGCTGCAAGGCGAGCTAAATAAATTGATGAATCCTGCAAACCAGCTAATCGGCCTTGCCAAAACGCTTGGTGGAGCGTTTAGCGAGTCATTTAAGGGCATTGTCACGGGCAGCATGAGTGCTCGTGAAGCATTAGCCAATCTGTTCCAGCGCACAGCGGATCACTTCCTTGATATGGCTGCACAGATGATTGCAGCTCAAATCAAGATGCAAGCGGTAAACCTGTTTATGAGTTTCTTCTCACCCAATCTTGGGGGTGGGGGTGCTCCGGCTGGCAAATCAGGAACTATTCCAAGTCTTGCTCCTGGTTTAGGCGGCGGAACTTTATCTGATCCAAAAGGATTGTTTACTCCACCCACGCTCCTCGCAGGCAGAGCGCTTGGTGGAGCGGTTGGCGCAGGCCGTCCTTACATGGTTGGCGAGCGTGGCCCTGAG